CCTCGTCCGCGTCCGCGTCCTCGTTCACGCGAGGGTCGAGGCCGTTCATCTTCTCGGCACGCATCGCCTTGCGGGCCTCGATGAGCGAGGCGAGCAGGTCGACCAGGACCGCCGGCTTCACGCGGGCGGGGACCTTCACGCCCGCCTCCTTCAACTCCGCGATGGCGGCCTTCTTCGCGTCCGCCGCGGCCCTGTGCTTCATCCCGAGGCTGACAATCTTCAAGACCCCGCGGATGGCGAGGAGCCGGAAGATCGCGATGCCGTCCGCGTCCGAGATGACCGTCAGCCCCTCGTTGTTGGTGTTGTTGGTTTCCCCGCTGTTGCGGGCGTTGCTGTCATTGGGTATGTGCTTCATAGCGTCTCCGAGCATCCGGTCCCGAGTAGAGACTTCAAACACAAAAAAAGGGGACCAGCCCGAAGGCTGGCCCCCTGCGGGGAAGCTCCGTCCCCTACTCCTTGGGACCGCCCTGCTGTTCGGGCAAGGGGTCAACCCCTGTGAAGGCGTCCAAGAGGTTCAGCAACTCCTCCGCCCCCTCGATGGCCTCCCCCATCTGTTCCAGCCCATCGGTTGCCCCGATGAGGTGGCCCTCGGGCATACATTTGCAATCATCCCAGACCCAATCGTTCCAGCAACGGAACACGGAGCCGACGCCCCAGTGCCTCTCGCTGTCCTCCTCGGTCCAGTTGCCCGAGTCGTAGCCGATGATGCCGCGGAGGTGGTTCACCTCCTTGCTGACCTTCTCCAACAGGGTGGCGAGGTTGCGGAACGCCTCCGCATCCGCCTCCGTCAGCGGATGCCCCTCCGCCGCCCTGCGGAGGGCCTTAACGGCCCTGTCGCAAGCGGGGATAGGCTCGGCGTCGGGATCGAGCCGGTCCTGGGGCTGGCTCACTTGGCGCCCCCCTTCTTGGCCTTGGCCTTGACCTTGCCGAGGCGGCGGTGGCTGTCGAGCCAGCGGGCGAGGGCGAGCAAGTCGTGCCCGACTCGCTCGAGGGTTGCGATGGTCGCGGGCTTCCGGCCGCGGGGCGGGGTCTTTCGTTTGCTCATTGGCTTGTGTGGTTTGGTTTTGGGTTTGGACTCATCAGCCGCGGCACGACCGCGGGACGCCCTTGCGGGCGTTTCGTCCTCAAATCAGACCATTGGCACCAAACGAGTAAAACCCGGTGCCCTTGGGGTCGGCCTCGACCCTGCCAAGCACGATGTGGTCAAGGCACTCAACCCCGCACACCTTGCCAGCCTCGACCAGTTGCCTAGTCACGGCACGGTCAGCGTGGCTCGGCTCGGGGTCCCCGCTGGGGTGGTTGTGGGCGATGATGACAGCCGCCGCCCCGAACCGAAGGGCGATGCGGTAGACCTCGCGGGGGTGAAGCAGGGATGAGGTTGCGGTTCCGCTGGTCACCTCGACCGCGAGGGCGGAGCAGAGGGGGCGGTTGCGGCGGTTGAGGGGCAGCACCCAGCACTTCTCGACCGCCAACCCCTCGGCGAGAGGGGACAGGCGTTGAAAGACCTTTTGCGGGGCGTCCATCTTCTCCGCGACCATCTTCCCCGCCTCCCTCTCCCGCGTCCGCCGCATCGCTTCCGCGATGCACAGGATACGCGGACCGAAGGCAGGACCGAAGACGGCGGAGAGGGCGAGTGGATCGACCTCCGAGCTGACCCAGGCCAAGCCGCCACGCTCGTCAATCATCGCGGCCCGGGTTGCGAGGCCGTCCGCGATGATGTCGACCAACTCCGCGTCAAGCAACGCCCGCGGCCCGAGGCGGGCCAAGCGGGCGGCGGCGCCCTCGTCCTCGCGGACGATGGACACCGACCGCGGGAGGTTGCCCTTTTTCATCGGGCCACCTCCTTGCCAATGCGGACGGCCTCGACGCTGTAAGGGAAGCCGTAAGCGTTGCCGAGGTTGACCACGAACCCCGCGAGGCGTAGGCGAGTCGTGCGAAGCGTGGGGTCAGCGACCTTTTCGCGGCCCGCGTTGAAACGCTGAACGAGGGACAGGGCGGCGGCGTAGTGGTTTTCGATGGTGTCGAGGTCGTGAGCCCAAGGGGTGATGAGGAAACCCGGGTCCTCTTCGTGCCAGCGGGACAGGAAGCCAGCGACAACGCGGGCGGGGTGGTTGTCGGTCGGTCCGCAATAGCGAGTGCGGATGGTTTCAAAGTGTCTCATCGGGTCCAAGTCCGCGGATTGTTGCGGAGGCGTCGGAGGTTCAGCCAAGTAAGGACAGCGGTCACGAAAGCGGGCAGACGCTTTCGAGGGCTGGTCGACCTTGCGGCGGTCGGCGTGCCGTGGATGCGGTATTGCATAACGCCCCCCAGCCTGCCCGTTTCCGCCGCCTCCGCAAGTAGAGAGTGCAGACCCGCCGCCGCCCCTACGCGGGCGGGCGGGCAGGGTGGCGAGGCAAGGGGAACCTGGGGCGTAGGAGATCCGGGGGGGAAGCTGCCCGACGCGCCGACCAGGACCGCGGACCCGGTGCGGCCGTTGCCCTGCGACCCGCCGGCAATCGGGCAACGCGGGCGGGCGGACCGACCCACCGCCGGCCCCGCGTTCGACCAAACCGGCTCGCGGACACGCAACCCAAGGCGGAGCGGGCAGGACGCGGTGGGCAATGTGGGCGGAACGGAAAAATCGCCCTCGCTCGCTTTGCTCGCTCGGGTTGGACGATGTAGGCTAGCGGGATTAAACGAAACAGGCCGAGCAACCGAGTATCAAGTTTTCCGCATACCCCGCCGTATGGGGTCGGTTTTTCGGGGAAAAAATCTTCTCCCCCTGCTCGGAAAAATCTCTGGACTTGGAAAACTTTGTGCTACATGCTTTTGCATGCCCAGCCAGCCGCCGGATCCATATGAGCGGAACTTCAACTTCACGGAGTTCAGCCAGATCTACCCGCTCAAACAGCAGCCAGGCCAGCAGATCGACATCGAGCTCAACGATGTCCAGCAGACCGTCAATCAGACAGTCAACCGACTTAATGAGATCCAGAATGACGATGGTTCACTACGGATCCCGGGCACCTTGCCCTGGTATCAGGAATACCTCAGCGGTGTTTCCGCGGCCGTTTCCTCGGCTGAGCAAGCCGCGGAATCGGCTGCCGCAGCCTCGGAAAGCTCGGCCTCAGCCGGAGACCACGAGCTGAACGCCTACACTAGCGCACAAGCCGCAGGAGCGTCGGAGACTGCAGCTGCTGAAAGCGCCCAGGAAGCCGGGGTTCAGGCCGCGGCAAGCTCGGCCAGCGCCGATGCCGCGGCGCAGAGCGCGGCGGACGCCGATCTATCGGCCCAGGCTGCCGCGGCATCGGCTGCCAGCATTAACCCGAACGACTACATCCCCCAGCCGGCGGTTGCGCCGGTGGCGGATCAGATCCTGGGATACGACGGTACTGCGTGGGTTGCGCAGGACAAAAGCAACCCGTTCAACCAGGACCTAAACACGACGGACAGCCCCAGCTTCGTCGACCTTACCCTAGGAAGCGCCGAGTCCTATGCCTTCAAGTGGATTAGCTCCGGGGCCGAGGGCGGTCTTTATTACGAGAACCTTCCGATTGTCTCAATCGACGGTTTGGGCCTGCAACTTTTGCAAAGCGGGATGTCCGTCACCTTCCCCGATTCCACCACGCAGACGACAGCCTTCCAGGCTTCGATGCTGAATCCCATCGCCGAGAAGCTGACGAACACCATCAACTGGACAGGTGACTACGACAACGGCGTCACCTACGCCGCTGGTGACGGTGTCAGGTTCAATGGCGCCTACTACGTTTTGAAGGCCGGCATCGGAGCTGCTGGCTACGATCCTGCTGGCTACCCCGCCTCGTGGACAACTCACATCCCAGCGGGCCTTCCCGCACTTGCCAGCACCAACACCTTCGCGGCATCGCAGGTCATTGAAACCACCAGCACCACGGCAGCTTTGCGGGTGACGCAGTTGGGGACAGGTAATGCATTTGTGGTCGAGGACAGCGCAAACCCGGACAGCAGCCCCTTTGTCATCACGGCAGACGGAAATGTTGGCATTGGTCGCTCGCCCACGGCTGGCTACAAGTTGGATGTGGCTGGTCAAATGGTTGTCGCCGCTGGCAACACAAGCGCAACATTTGCTTCGGGTGGTACAACTATTACGGCTGTAAGCACAGCTGTTGGACTGACTATCACTAACACAGGCACGGGCAACTCCTTCGTTGTGAATGATGAGTCGGGGGACACATCTCCATTCATCATCGATGCGAGCGGCAATGTGATGGTTGGGACGACTTCCGCTGGAGGCAAAATGACCGTTGTGGGCAGGAGTTACTTTACGGATGCTACATCCGCTGGCGGCAACCCCGTGCTGTGGGCAAGGCAGCAAAGTGCATCGTCTACCGCAATCGCCTTCCAAGTCACCAACCAAGGAGCTGGTGCATCGCTCCGTGTTGATGATGAATCAACCGACACCACGCCCTTCATCGTGGACGCAGGAGGCAATGTCGGGGTCAAGACCGCCAGCCCCTCCACGGACTTTGAGGTGAACGGCAACGCCAAGGTGACCACGCTAAACATTGGTTCTTCTGGCACAATTTCCGCCTTGTCCTACGAAACAACTGGCCTTGCCGTCCATGTTAACCGAAGCGACTTCCCCAACGAAATCGCAATCGTCATTGGCGGTGTCACCTACCGAATCCCTGCCCGACAGGTCTGACCAAACTAAACCCCACTTTAAATCAGCCAGCCCCAGACTATAAATGAGCCAGCCCCCCGATCCATACCAGCGCCAGTTCAGCTTCACCGGCTGGAGCGTCAACCATCCTGGAGAGCCCCACCAGGGCAACCAGATGGACATAGAGTTCAACGAGATCCGCGACTGCCTGAACGACACCCAGGATCGTCTTGCCGAGATCCAGGAGGACGATGGATCCATCAAGGCATCGGCGCTGCCGATCACCTACCACGCCGGCACCGGAACGGTCAGAATTGTCATCGGCGGGGTCACTTACTCGATCCCGGCCTCGGTTGTGGCCCCCTGACATGTCGGACGAGCTGACGCTCGAGCAGTACAACGCCGCCAGGCGCATCCTGTCGGTCCGTCAGGCCCGCGAGAGCTTGATCGAGTTCTCCAGGCTGACGCTTCCCGACCCCGAGGATCCGGACAACCCCGAGCAATCGCGCTACAAGCCGGTCAAGCACCACAAGGTGATCGCCGCCGCGCTGGAAGAGGTCGAGCAGGGGCGGATCCAGAGGCTGATCATCACGATGCCACCCCGTCACGGCAAGTCGGAGCTGGCTTCAAGGCGCTTTCCTGCCTGGTTTTTGGGCCGGGACCCCTATCGGCAGATGATTTTCGCGACCTACAACGCCGATTTTGCACAGGATTTCGGTCGAAATGTGCGAGAAACCATGAGAAACCCGGCTTTTTCCCAGATTTTCCCTGGTTGCCGCATGCGCCAGGGCTCGCAGAGCTCGGAACGCATCGAAACCGAGGAAGGAGGCATGGCCGTGTTCGTCGGCACTGGAGGTTCGCTCACCGGCCGAGGCGCCGACCTGCTGATCATCGACGACCCGATCAAGGACCGCGAGGAAGCCGACAGCAAGAACAGCCGTGACAAGATGTGGGCCTGGTTCACGGAGGTCGCCATGACCCGACTGATGCCGGGAGGCCGCGTTGTCATCATCATGACGCGCTGGCACGAGGACGACCTCATCGGCCGGCTGATCGACCCGACAAACCCCTTCTACACCCGCGAGGAGGCCGCCAATTGGAAGGTCCTGGCGCTGCCTGCCCTGGCCAAGGACAACGACCCGATGGGCCGCAAGCCTGGCGATGCGCTTTGGCCCGAGCGCTACCCCAGGGACGTGCTGCTGCAGACCCAGCGCCTGCTCGGTCGCGGCTTCTCGGCCCTTTACCAGGGCGATCCGGCTCCGGATGACGGGGAGTTTTTCAAGAAGGAGTACATCCGGACCTACAATAGCGTTTCCGAGCTGCCCAGGAACCTGCGGATCTACGCGGCTAGCGACCACGCGGTGTCCCTGGACCAGGAGCGCGACGCCACGGTCCTCATGCCGTTCGGCCTGGACGAGGACAACAACGTCTGGATCCTGCCGGACGTCTGGTGGAGGCGCATGTCCACGGACAAGGTGGTCGACGCCATGGTCAACATGATCAAGATGCGAAAACCGATCTTCTGGTGGGCTGAGAAGGGCCACATCACCAAGTCGATCGGGCCGTTTTTGAGGAAGCGCATGGCCGAGGAGCACGCCCATTGCGCCGTGGTCGAGGTGACCCCGGCAAAGGACAAGATGACGCGTGCCCAGTCCATCCTGGGCAGGATGGCCATGGGCAAGGTCTATTTTCCCAAGTTTGCCCGCTGGTGGCAGGAGGCCGAGGCCGAGATGCTCAAGTTCCCGGCTGCCAAGCACGACGACTTCGTGGACGCCCTGGCTTACGTGGGCATAGGCCTGGACAGCCAGGTGCCGGCGACCGCAACAAAACCCAAGGAAGAGGGCCCCAGGCCGGGAACGTGGGCCTGGATCAAGCAATCGTCGCTGTCCAGGCTTAAACGTGAAAAAAGGTTGAAAAGCCCTTGGTCCTGATGGACCATGTGACACATGGAGTCCCCTGAGCAGCAGCCCGAAGGCCAGAGTTTGATCACGCGCAAGCCGCCTGACGACCTCTCGCTTGCGCGGCGTGCGCTAGCCGCCTCCTGGATGGACAAGGTGCAGCGCGCCAAGGCCCATTGGGAAAACGTCCACAAGCGGATGCGCGAGGACATGGACTTCTTCATGGGCAAGCAGTGGTACGACCAGCGCGAGGATGACGACCGTTACGTCGCCAACCTGGTGCAGCGGCACGTGCAGCAGCGCGTGTCCGCGCTCTACGCCAAGAACCCCAAGGCCGTGGCCAAGCGGCGCAAGACGATGGATTTCGTGCTGTGGGAGGAGGATCCCAACCAGCTCATCACGGCGCAGATGAAGAACGAGATGTCGATGCAGCAGACCGGAATGCCCGACCCCCAGGCCCTGGCGATCCTTCAGGACGTCACCCAGGGCATGGAGCGCCGGCGCGTGCTGGACCGCGTGGCCAAGACGATGGAGATCCTGTTCGAGGACATCATCGAGCGCGGAAACGTCAAGCAGCACATGAAGCAGCTGGTCCGGCGAGTGTGCGTCACGGGCGTCGGATTCGTGAAGATCGGCTACCACCGCGTGATGCAGAAGCGACCGGAGGACGCCGAGAAGATCACCGACGTCACGGAGCAGCTCTCCACGCTCGAGCGCCTGATCGCCGACCGCCAGGACGACAAGTACAGCGAGGACCACGCCAAGGCCGAGCAGCTGCGGCTTCTCCTGGCCGACCTTTCCAACAAGCCCGAGATGGTGGTGGACGAGGGGCTTGTGTTCGACTTCCCGCAGTCCAGCTCCATCATCGTGGACCCGCGCTGCCGCCAGCTCAAGGGCTTCATCGGCGCCGACTGGGTGGCCCAGGAGTTCATCCTGACGGTCGACGAGGTGAAGGAGATCTACTCCACGGACGTGTCCGTGAGCTACACCAAGCAGGAGCACGTGTCCCGCACCGACCCCATCCTGTCCGACGACGGCAAGAAGTCCGACTGCGACCTGGTCCGCGTGTGGGAGATCTACTGCAAGCGCGACGGCCTCAAGTACGTCGTGGCCGACGGGTATCCCGATTTCCTCGGCGAGCCCTACTGCCCCGAGATCAAGCTGCGCCGCTTCTGGCCCTTCTTTGTCCTGACATTCAACGAGGTCGAGAACGACCGTCACATCTACCCTCCCTCGGATGTCCGGCTGCTCACCCCGATCCAGCGCGAGTACAACCTTGCCAGGCAGCGGCTGCGCGAGCACCGCAACTCCAACCGACCCCTGTACGTGGCGCCTGTCGGCATGCTGTCCGACGAGGACATCGCCAGGCTGCAGGACCGCGAGGCCAACGCCGTGATCCAGCTCTCGGCCATGCAGCCAGGCCAGGCGGTCAACCAGGTGATCCAGCCGATGCAGCCGATCCAGATCGACCCGGCCCTGTACGACACCACCTTCCTTTTCGAGGACATCATGCGCACCGTGGGGTCCCAGGAGGC